AAAATTTAGGAAATTTTTTATTGTAACTTGTTAATGACTCTTCACTTACGCCAAAAAACTCTGCACATTGTTTTTGTGTAAATCCGTTTTTAACAAGGTACTCTAATTGTTTTAAATTTATTTTAGCAATCTTCGATGGACGACCACGTTTAGGTTTATAAGGAATTCCTAATTCTTTATGACGTATTTTCTCGTCGAGATTTTGATCAACGTGTTCTTGAAGTTCGTTTGTTTGTTCTGTCATAAAATAAAAAAGCGAACAAAAAGAATTTATCTTCTTGCTCGCTCGAAAAGGATTCTTCTCTTCCTTTCAAATTAAATATAATATAAATAAAGGCTTATGTAAACATTTATTTAAAAAATTTTTTTGTTTACATAAGATTTTTTTTTGATATAATAATCAACGTGAGCAAAGAATTGCAATGTTATTAAAAAATACAAAAAATAAATTTAATAGAAAATCTCGTCAGCAGCGAACCTTCCTCGGATCGGTTCTTTGCTCACAACAGCTGTTGACGAGGTTCTAACTGCTGATGAATAATCAACAAAAAGCATTAAATCCGATTAAAAACAATGGGTATTTTGAGGTAAAAACGCCATGAAAATTACTAAAGTTAGGAGATGAATATGCCAGCAGAATACGACAAAATAAACGATATACTTATTAAATTAACAGACGCACTTGGATATAACTCGGCTAATGTGAAACACGTTGAGGCATTTCTTAATGCAAGAGGAGAACTCGAAGATTTAATAGACGAAATAGACAATGCGGAGAGGTGCTAAATGGCAATCCCTAAAAAGTTTGAAGAAACATATGCGATTACAAAAAATCATAACGTGGTTATAACTGCTGATGAATAATCAACAAAAAGCATTAAATACGATTAAAAACAATGGGTATTTTGAGGTAAAAACGCCATGAAAATTACTAAAGTTACGAAAACTTATTTTGAAACCGAAGGCGAAAGAGTCTACTTTTTCGAGCCTTTGGATGAGGAAATGACTATCACAGAGTTGCAGGAATTGATGGATGAGAACGAGAAGTTTTTGCTCAATGAAATTCAGAAAATGAGGAAAGAAAAACTATGAACGCTTACAGTGTAAACGTGCAACTATTAAATGATGATTGTTTGATAGCCTTAAAAACACTGGCTGATAATAGCGTAGATTCTGTGATTACTGATCCGCCTTACGGGCTTAATTTTATGGGAAAAGAATGGGATAGGCTTGGAGATACATCTGCTGACTTTACAAATTTAGATAAGCCACATATATCGCAAGAATCTTTCCCAATGAAAAAAAGTAGAGGTAGACCAATTTGTGAAACAGATGGTAAGGCACAACAAGACTGGCATTATCAATGGGCTAAAGAATGTTTGCGTGTTTTAAAGCCCGGTGGATTTCTTCTTGCTTTTGGTGGAAGTAGAACATATCACCGTTTAGCTTGTGCGGTTGAAGACGCAGGATTTGAAATTCGTGACCAGATTATGTGGGTATATGGGAGTGGTTTTCCTAAGTCTTTGAATATCGGTAAAGTGATGGATAAGTTCCTAAAGACGGGCAATGCTTCGTGGAATGGAACGGGCGATAGTTCTAATGGTGCTTTGGGATATTCTAAACTCCAGCATAAACAAGATTATAGACCAGAGGATTATTCCAACAGACACCAGAATAAATCCGAAATAACTGAAGAAAAAGCGAAGGCTTGGGAAGGCTACGGCACAGCCCTTAAACCAAGCCATGAAGATATTGTTCTGGCTCAAAAGCCCTTGACACCAGTTCCGTTTTATGATATACTTTCTATGGCAGTAAAAACCATAGGAGGTGCATTATGCCAGTTGCCAGTGTTTGCGATTGTTGCGGAAAATCATTTGAAGTTAAACCTTCGAGGGCAAAAAGGGGATGTAGATATTGCTCGATGGATTGCAGAAAAAAGCACCAATATATCGGTAGATTTAAACGCTCTGATGGTTATATCGCAATTCGCATCAGAGGAAGATACGAACTGGAACATCGTATCATTATGGCTCGGAATATTAAACGACCTTTGCGGGATGGCGAACAAGTTCACCATCTCAACGGAAAACGCTCTGACAACCGAATTGAAAATCTTGTCATCGTTAGCGTGGCGGGACATATTTCAAAATATCATAGACCTGCCCGGCAACAAGATAGATGGATTGAATGCCGATGCCTTAATTGCGGCAAATCTTTTCAACGCCGTAAAGTTGAAGTTGACGCACATCCTCACGCATTCTGCTCAAGACCCTGCTATATTCAAGGACGCTCTAAACGACTTACACCCTAACCATAATCCGTTAGTTCTTGCCCGCAAACCCCTGTCAGAAAAGACCGTTGCCGAGAATTGTCTTAAATGGGGTGTAGGCGGTCTGGCGATTGATGAGTGTAGGGTTAATAAGCAAGAAGGGGATAGGACAGAATATGGAGTTAATGGAATTAAAAGAAAGACAGGTAATGTTTTTGGTAAGCAATATGGTGAGATTAAATTTGATGGGACACAGGGTCGCTTCCCTGCCAATTTTATTCACGATGGCTCGGATGAAGTGGTGGAGTTGTTTCCGAATACGAAAGCAGGAGTAGCGGTAAGACACAATTCGGGAGGGAATACTTTTGGTGGCGAGAACAAGAAACCGCCTATGGATGATATTGGATATGGCGACTCAGGCTCTGCTGCCCGCTTCTTCTACTGTGCCAAAGCCTCAAAGCGTGAGAGGGGCGAAGGCAATAACCATCCTACGGTCAAGAGTTTAATGCTAATGGAATACCTCGTTAAGCTAATCAGCCGAGAAGGTCAGATAGTCTTAGACCCTTTTATGGGTTCTGGAACAACAGGCATAGCTTGTATAAATACTGGTAGAAATTTCATTGGAATAGAAAAAGAAAAAGATTATTTTCAAATAGCACAAAGGCGTATCAATGATTTACAAAACAACAGAAGCAAGTAAATATCTTGGCATAAGCATAAACTCGCTTAAAACCTTAGCCAAGCGTGAGAAGATTAAGCATTACAAGACTGATGGCGGACATAGGCGATTTAGGCAAGAGGATTTAGACCACTTCACTGGAAAAGTAACAGAGAAGCAAGATAAAGTCACCGTTGTTTATGCCAGATGTTCTACGGCAAAGCAAAAAGAAAATCTTGAACGCCAGAAAGACAGGCTGATGAAACACGCTGAATCACAGGGTTATAAATACATTGTGATTGATGAAATAGCCAGCGGGATAAATGAGAAACGGAAAGGCTTGCACAAGTTGTTGAACATGGCTTTTCAAGGAAAAATTGAGCGTGTCCTGATTGAATACAAAGACCGCATTGCTCGCTTTGGGTATGAGTATCTCTGGTCAATATTCCGCAATCTTGGGATTAAGGTTGAGATTATGGAAAACAGGGAAAAGAAATACGAAGAAGAACTGGCGGAGGACATCATGAAGATATTGACCTGTTATTCAGCCAGATATTACGGTGCAAGAGGCGGTAGAAAGAAGAAAATTGAGGTTGTCGAATCTAATGCAATATAAAAAGGACCAGGAGCAAATAGTGAGCCAAAAAAAAGACGATCTTCCAGCAATGCCATTTTATGTAGGTGATTGGTTAAAAGCCCCAGATATAAGAGCATTAAGTCCTTCTGCAAAGGGTATATGGATTGATATGTTATGTTTTATGTGGGAAAGCAAGGAAAGAGGTGTATTAAAGTTTGGCAATAAAATAGTTGATCGAGATATGCTTGCAAGAATGCTAGGTTTTGCTAGAGTTTTGCTAGACCCTTTGCTTGATGAATTGCTAGAACTTGGTATCTATTCAATTCGTGAAGATGGAGCTATTTTTTCAAGAAGAATGATAAAAGACCAGAAAATTCGTGAAATTCGTTCTATTTCTGGTCAAAAGGGTGGTTTTGCTTCACAATTTGCTAAAGCAAAACATCAAGCAAAAAGCGAGCAAATCATTGAAAATGAAAATGAAAATGAAATTGAAATATTAAATAATAAAACATTAAATGATATTAACATCAATGATCATAATAAAGAAAAAGGTAGTCAAATACAATATAAGATTAAAGAATTCAAATATGATTTTAATATAATATATGACAAATATCCTAAGAAGCTTGGAAAAAAATCAGCAGAAAGGCATTTTAAAGCTTCCGTAAAAACTGATCAAGCTTGGACTGATATAAACCAAGCACTTAATAACTTTCTTAATTCTAAAATAGCTAAAGGCGATCCTCAGTATATCCCCCATGCTTCAACATGGTTTAATAACTGGCAAGACTGGGTAGCTTATCAAGAAAAAGGAGAAAACGAAGATGTCCCTTCAAGCATTAGACATTTATTCAGAGATAAGTAATTTACAGCCAAGAGAAAATAGATTAGAAGTTCCTCAACAACTGATTGATTTTAGAGGATTAAGCAACGTAAAGAAAAATGAAATCAGAGATCGTATATTTGGATTAGATGTTGTCAAGGAATATATTGATAAAAAATGGAAGATAGAATTGCACAACAGAGATTCATTTTTAAGACTATTCTTTCTTTACACATCAACAAATACCTATCCTGACGGTAATAGTGGCGATGAAAAAGTGAAGCATGCTATTGAGCAAAAGCTAACTCAATTTAAAAAAGCTATTCTTAATCAAAAAAATATATTTGAAGCGTTAAAGATCAACTTCGATAAATTCAAATTTAAAGAGTTTGTAAAGCAAGTTAACTGGAATGAAAGCTAATGAAAATATCTAATATATTTTCTAATTCAGAAATTTATTTAATTAAAAAGATGTGTTTTATTTTTGAAGCTCAAAAAATCTGGGTTAATAGCGTCGAGGTTTCGTTACCTGAGCAAAATAAAAATACATAAAATATTTCTTTACAAATCATAAATTATGATGCATAATTATAGTGTAGTAAGGCGAGCAAAGCTATTAACCGAAAGGAGCGAGCAAAATGGATGACCTATTTGAAAAACCAAGGACACAAAAAGAAAAAGTTCTTGATTTTATTATTAAAAAACATTGGGCTAAAACACATGAAGTCATTGAATTCGGATTAAAGAATTACATGACTGGTGCTGATCGTTACGCAAGACAGTTAGCAGGAGAAGGCAAGATCAAACGTATGCCTGATAGCGAAAAAGTATTTCGTTTTGGCAATATCAAAGAAGACGTTTGGGAAGCAATTTAAAATACATTTAAAAGGAGCGAGCAATGATAACATTAAATGAGCTTGGAACTATCACTCTGCTTGGAGTTATAGTTACTGTATTATTCTGGATTATTGTCATTCCAGTCTTTGCTATCGAAATCGACATGAACACAATTGCAACGATCGAAAGCAATAATAACCCATCAGCACATAATAAAGTAGAAGACGGTCGTGGCTTATATCAAATAAATCCTATCTGCCTTAAAGAATGGAATAACTTCCATCAAGATAATAAATACTCCAAAGAGCAACTTTTCAATTCAATAATTAATGCCAAGATAGCAAAATGGTACATGAATATCCGCATACCTCAAATGATCAAATATTACGGAATGCCTGACACGATAAAAAATAGACTAATTGCATGGAATGCTGGCATATCGTATATCAAAAACGTTAAAGATATCCCATTGTCAACAAAAGAATATATCAAGAAATACAATAAATTGGCAGAGAGCATTAAATGACTCGCATAAGGGGACGCCTAACGGTGGGTTGCTCGCTAACTGTTTCCCAAAACAGTTTCCCCTTATGCAATTTTAAAAGGAGGGTTCAATGAGTTTAAAAGGTGTAAAACCTGAAGTAAAAGAAAAAAGATTAAAGCTATTCCTTTTCGGAGAAGCAGGTGTTGGAAAGACGTTAGCAGCATTGCAGTTTCCTAATTCATACATTATCGACACTGAAAAAGGTACTGACTTTTATGCTGATGCTGTCAATAAAAATAACTCTGCTGTCTTCCAAACTCTCAATCCAGATGATATTAAAGAAGAGGTTAAGCAACTCCTGACAACAAAGCATCAATACAAAACATTGATCGTTGATCCGATAACACAAGTCTACAACGCAACACAAGAAAAATGGACACGTATTTTTGAAAAGTATACCAAGTCAGAAAAAGAAGGAGAAGTGCAAGACTTCGGTATGCGTTATTGGGCTAAAGTAAAGGGAGATTTTAAGGGGCTTCAAAGGTTAATGCTACAGCTTGACATGAATGTCATTGTAACTTCTCATCAAAAAGATGTGTACGGATCGAACTTTAGCAAGATCGGAGTAACATTTGATTCTATGCGAGGTGATGATTATCTTTTCGACCTTGTTTTCCGTATATCTAAGAAAGGCGGAGAGCGAATTGCTGAGACTATCAAAGAACGTGCTGAGATTGGAAAGAATAAGTTTCCTCCTGAATTCGTTTGGTCGTATGATAATTTCTGCAAATTCTACGGAAAGAATATTATAGAGAAGGAAAGTACGCCAGTGGCTATGGCAACTATAGAACAAATAAATACTATTAAAGCACTTGTTGAAAATGTCAAAGTTGATGAAGCAGAAATTAACAGATGGTTCGCTAAAGCTGATGTTAGCGAATGGGACGAAATGACTTCCGATCAGATCCAGAAATGTATTGACTTTGTACAGAAAAAAATAGGCGTGGTTATGCCTTTACAACAACCAACTGAAAAGAAAGTGAGTAAAAAATGAAAGGACGCTTTAATGAAAAAGGAGTGCCTGACTATGGCACATTTGACACATTGCCAGAAGGAACATATCTTGTCGAGATAACAGAATGCGCTGACAAGGAAACAAAGTCTTACCAAGACCCGATGGTTAATGTCTGTATGAAGATCAAAATAGGCGATCATGCTGAAAGAAAAGTATGGGATAATATTATCTTCCCTCTTGAAAACAGTCCTGCAAAAGGTATCTTGCCAAGAACAAAAATGTTCTTAAAGGCGATTAAAGAGCCATCATTAGGAGATGAGATTGTTTTTAATTCAGATAATTGGATTGGCAAAACAGTCAACATTAAAACAGTAAACGAAGTATACAATGGCAAAGAACGGACAAGAGTTGCTGAGTATATCATCGAAAAGACAGATTGGTCAGGAGAAGAAGAAAGTCCATTATAATGAAAATATCCTGCCCATATTGTAATAAAGACTTCTACACGAAGGAAGCTGCTCAACGATCAATGCCAGAAAATAAATACTATTGGAGCGTTGCAATAGAAATACTCTCCAATGAACTTGGCTATACAAAAGATGAAATGCACGAAGTATTAAAATCAATGTTCCTAAGTGATGTTAAACACATTAAATTTAATAACGGAACTATGCATGAAATCCGATATTCAAAATCTACAGCTTCCTTAAAAGTGCCAGAGTTTGAAGAATATCTTGAAAATATTAGAATATGGGCAGGATGTGAATTAGGAATAAACATACCATTACCAAATCAAGTAGCGAGCAATGAAACAATCAAGGAAAGCAAGGCGAAGCTTTGCAACTAAATTTTATAGCCTTATAAGAAAAGGGCTTGGGAAAAGACATCGGAATATGATCAGAGTTTGCTTGAATTGCAACAAGAGATTTATGTCGTCATGGTGTGGACATCGAATCTGCGATAAATGTACTGAGATAAATAAGGATGTCTGCTCAGATGAATAACAAAGAAATGCGTTTAAGATTATTTATGGCATACGGAACTCAATGTGCTTGTTCTAAAGAATGCACAAAACAAGCAACTGACATTCATCATATTAAACACAATACTTCTGTTAATCGATCAAAATATCCACTATTTTTAGAAAGCCCTTTTAATAAGATCCCTTTAAACAACGAATGTCATTTGAATAAACCTTTGCCTAAGCAACCATCTGATTTTCTATGTAATATATACGAAGAATATCTATATAATTTACTCCACAAAGCTGAGGAGAAAGAATGAAAGACCTACGCACAGAGATTAAAGAAATCCTAAAATATAAGTTTGACCAACCAGATACAATAACAGTTCTTCATATTGTTGACCTCATCCGCAAACATCTGCCAGCGAAAAAAGAATATCCTTACGTAGAAGATGTAGATAAAGCAGCTGAAATAGAGATTAAAATTGACAGCTACAACTCCGCCATAGACGAAATGAATAGGAGGTTAGGATGATAGGACTATATACAAAGAAGCCAGTAAACGTTGAAGCAATAAAATACACAGGGAAAGATAATTTAGACGAGATAGTTAAGTGGGCAGGAGGAAACATTTATCCTGTGAATGTTGGATATGGAACGAGTTTACATTGTCGCACACTCGAAGGAGAATTGACCTTATCCGTAGGTGATTGGATTATCAAAGGAGTTAAAGGAGAATTTTATCCTTGCCGAGATGATATTTTCAAGTTGACCTATCAATGCACTCATCGAAATACAGTTCCTGCTACTGACCCAGAATTTGATTTTAAATGCGTTGATTGTAAAGGAAAGTTTCTGAACGAAAAACCGCCTCTTGTTAATCCTGTTGATAGAAATATAGGCTTTAACAACGCTCTTGATGTCTTACTTGATTGGGCAGAAAGACATTACTGGGATAGTGTGGATAACCATAAAGACTTAATTTTATTGCATCTAAAAGCATTTAACGACTACCATCAAAAGATAATCCAAAAGGACAATGAATATGAACCAATCTGAACTAAGGAGTGAGCCATGAATGATAAAATAGAAGAAGGGGATTTGGTAGATATATATTTGGATTATGGTTCTTGGTTGAGAAATCGCAGAGTTTTATATACTCCAAAAGCCACAGGAGATTGTTGGCATTTTAAGTCTGAAGATGGGACAATTACTTATGTGCAACAATTTCTAGCTATAAACTTACGAGAAAAAGGAGTTTGAGAAATGAACCAATCTGAACTAAAATACCGCCAACACATGGGAGGGAAATGATGATAGATTTACGGTTAGGCGATTGCCTTGAGGTTATGAAAACCATACCTGATAAGTCAATAGACTTGGTGTTGACTGACCCGCCGTATGGAACAACTGCCTGTTCTTGGGATATTATACCCAATCTAAAGGCACTATGGGAAGAGTGTAAAAGAGTTGGTAAGGATAATTGTGCCTATGTATTTACAGCGAGTCAGCCATTTGCTACTGACTTAATCAATAGCAATCGGGGGGGGTATAGATACGATTGGGTATGGGATAAGTGTGTAGCAAGTGGGTTTAACTATGCTCGTTTTCAACCCATGCGGCAACACGAACTTGTGTTAGTTTTCTATGATAAACCACCATATTATAATTCGCAAGGAGAGAAATATGACACTCCCTTGAAGTATAAGCCAGCACATAGTCCAAGTGATTCGGCACACATGACACATACCATGACAAAAGACACCGTGCTAACAGCAACACATAAAAAGAAAAGGTCTATCTTAAAGTTTCAAAAGATAAGGATTGGAGAGCACCCCACACAAAAACCAGTTGAGTTGATGAGCTATCTGGCTGAAACATATACGACTATTGGTATGACCATCCTCGACCCCTTTATGGGTTCAGGAACAACTGGTGTTGCTTGTAAGGAGTTAGGTAGGAATTTCATTGGTATAGAGATTTCGCCAGAATACTTCAAAATCGCCGAGCAAAGAATAAACAATACAACGGAGTTAATGTTTTAAGCCAACACATAGGAGGGAAATGAGCATTCACTTCTCAAGTCTAACAGATGAATGGAAAACTCCTGAAAGCATTTATAAACAGCTTGATGATGAGTTTCACTTTGACTTTGATCCTTGTCCGTTGGGCGGTAAAGATGGGTTAGAAGTGTCTTGGGGAAAGAGCAACTTTGTTAATCCTCCATATAGCCAACTCAAAGCATGGTGTAAAAAGGCATACAAAGAAAGCCTAAAAGGAAAGACGGTAGTCATGTTAATACCTTCACGAACAGATACGATCGCTTGGCATGAATATTGCATGAAAGCACAGGAGATAAGATTTATTAAGGGCAGGTTGAAATTTGGGGATAGCAAAAACTCCGCACCGTTTCCAAGTGCGATCGTTATATTTCAACACATGGGAGGGAAATGAGATGAAGCCAAAAGAGAGAAAACCAGAAATAATATATCGCATCATTGACCGAGAAACTGGTGCTACACAAGGCTCTTATAGCCGAGCATATTGCAATGAATATGATTTTAATTCTGTAAGCGAAGCGAGAAATGCAAATTGCCACAATGATTGATATTAAATATTTCATAGGCATTGATCCTGGAATAAAAGGAAGCATTGCTGTAATTGACGATCAAGGAAATATTCTTTTGCATACAGCAGTTCCAACTATTAAAATAAACAAAAAGAATCAATACGATCTCTTTGCTATTGATGGGCTTCTTAGCATGATAATGAATAAATATGAATTCGTAGAAGTTATAATCGAAAAAGCTCAAGCGATGCCACATCAAGGCGTTGTTTCCATGTTTACCTACGGAAGGGGATATGGATATTGGATAGGACTTATGACAGCAATGGGTATCTCATACAAAGAAGTCCACCCTAAAACATGGACAAAGCTTCTAAGATGCGGAAAAGAATTTGGTGGAAAAGAAGGGAATTATAAAAGAGCACAAGAATTATTCCCTCAATACAAAGCCGAAAGGAAGTCAGATCAAACATTTTGCGATTCTTTACTTCTTGCTGAATATGGGAGAATTTATAAATGAGAGAACTTTTAACAATTTGTCCAAGTAGAAGTAGACCAGAAAGATTGTCTAAGATGTTGAAATCATTCAACGAAACTTCCCTGATATCTGACTTGCTTATATGCCTCGATTATGATGACCCTCTTGTTGACGAATATGAAGAAACTGAACATACGGTTATTATCCAAGAACGAATGACAATAACAAATATATTAAATAAAGCCTTCAAAGATTATCCAGATTATAAATATTATCACATCACGAACGATGATGTTGTTTATCGGACAAAAGATTGGGATTATAGGCTTACTGAAATATTAAAGATCAAGAAAGGCGGAATATCGTATGGGAATGACTTGCTTTCTGGTGGCGCTAATCCTGCTCATCCTTGCATTGATGGCAGATTGGTCAGGGCTTTAGGATGGCTTCAAATGCCTACATTAATACATCTGTATGGTGATACTGTATGGAAGCACATAGGTCATTCTATTGGTAAATTATTCTATTTGCAAGACGTGATCATAGAGCATGAAACTTGGATGAATCTAAAAGCTGATATGGATGAAGTATACAAGCGGACCAATAATGCTGATATGTACAAAAAAGACCAAGAAGCATGGAAGCATTGGCTATACAATAACTCTTATGAAGACATACAAAAAGCAATCAAATCTCTGCGACTGTTGTAATGAGGAATGGGTTTGGCGTGGTCCATATTTAAAAGGCTACGTTAAGCTGTGCAACAAACATCATGAAATATTCTTAAACTTTAAACAAGGAGAATTAAAATGGAAGAAAAACAAAAGACCGATACTAATGAGATACAGGTAAGCTTATTTGCTTCGTCAAACAGACCGCAACTTTACGAATCGTTTTTTAAGTCTTTAAAAGGAACTTCTGTTAAATATGAGGTTGTATTTGCTGGGAATTGCAAAAATATTGTTACTCACTGTGAAGATGGCTTCTACCAGCATCAACTCGAGAATCATGCACCATTAAATTTAACTGGAGAATCACTTAGAAACAATGAAAACATGTTCTTTAAATATATAGAAACTGCTAACATCAAGCCAAGTCAATGTTATGAGATTGCTCGTCGAGCCTGTAAAGGTGAAGTTGTTGTGTGGGTTGCTGACGATTGCGAATTTCCTAATGATGTTATAGGCAAGGCATATAAGTATTGGAAGTCAAAACGAAATGAAAAGCTTATCTTATCAATTCAAACAAAAGAGTCAGGGTATGGACTTCCACAAGGACAGTTATTTGATATGGATGTTCATAGGTTTTTTGGTGGTGTTAAAACAAGTCCTTTAATGGCTCCATTAGGGATGATGAGCAGGGAATTTTTGAATGATATTGGAGGATTTGATAGAAGATATATTTGTGGACAATATGAAAACCAATGTGTTATAATGGCTATGATGAAAGGTGGAACAGTAGAAATTTTTGGTGGACCAGATTGTTTTATTGATATTGATCATATGGGAAAATCATTATTAATCGGGGAGTCAAAAAAAGAAAGCGACTTTTTAAAACGACCTTTTGCAAAAGGGTATGATCATGACCGCAGAATATTAGAGTCAGTATGTTGCATTGATAATGGAAGAATATCGCTAAAGACAAATTTTGAACCATACGAAGATAAAGATATAATGCTGAAAAGTCAATCATTTAAAGGAGATTGGGAATAATGCCAAAGGGGATTTATAAAAGAAAAAAAGTATTTATAGATAAGCTTATAAAAAGGAATAAATCTTTAAAAAATAGGCTTATTGTAAGCAAAGCGTTAAAAGGGCATGGCTTTTCAAAAGAAACTATTGAGAAAATGAAAAGAAATCATGCTGATTTTAACGGATCAAAAAATCCAAACTGGAGAGGCGATAATGTTGGAATTATAGGAGTTCATGTTTGGTTAAAAAAATATTTTAAAAAGAAAATGATTTGCGAGTTTTGTGGAAAAATAGGAAAAACTCCATTAAGCATTGACTGGGCTAAATTAAGAAATAAACCATATACAAGAGATAGAAATAATTTTATAGAATTATGCAGATCGTGTCATAAAAAATATGATCGCAAGGACCGAAAGGGAAATGGGAATGAGCCAGCAAAAATATGTTGTTGATGTTGATATTAAGAAAATAGAATCAATGATGAAAGGATTAAAAAAATTCAGAAAGCAAACATTACAACCACAAATTGGAAGATATTTGGAATATCCATTCCTTAAGCTAAATGATGATGTGTACATATCATTAAAATTTGATAGGTTTTCTAAATACAAGGACGATCCTTATGCTAATTAAAATTGCGTTAGTAATCTTGATTTGGTTCATCATATCAATATTGACATCTCTGGCTTTTATAGCGTTCATGTGCCATGCCTATAAACAATGGGAAAAGGAGTTTGAAGGATATGGAGACTAAAAAAATATCACTTATACTTCCGTTCAAAGAAAGATTTCATTTACTTGACAACATGATAGATTCTGTAAAAAAGAACTGTAAGGATAGAAGCAGTATCGAAATGATTCTCGCTGTTGACAATGACGATCAGCAGTGTGCAGCATTAAAAGATACTTATGAGAAGAAGCATGAAGATATAAGTCTTAAATTCCTAATGTGCGAACCATCAGAGCATTTTTGCAGGTCGTATTTCAACCCAGCAGCAAGAGCAGCACAAGGAAGATATGTTATAGTTATCAATGATGACAGTCAGTTTATGACAAAGAACTGGGATGAAATAGTATACAAGAAGATGAGTAAAGCATGTGATGAAGATGGCGATGATATTCATCTTGGTATGATCAAAGACGGCATCCCACGCATAGGAGAAGACCCACTCTTTCCTCATTTTACTTGTTGGGTATGTGTCAGTAAAGAATCAATAAACCATCTTGGATATGTTTACAATGAAAAATTCTATATGTGGGGTGTTGATCATTTTGTAGGCGATGTATACAAGTATATTAAAAGGCGAGTATCTTTAATAAGTGTGTTTATTGATCATATTTCTTTGCACACAGGAAAAGATGCAGATGATAAGAACAGAAAGAAATTTTCGGATATAGACTCAAGACATCATTTCGCTTATGAACCATATCATGTAAAGCAAGAAGGAGATAAACTACTTGAATACATCCAAGAAAAGAAAAAGCTTCAGGCTAAAAATTCCTAAGATCAAATGGAAAGACGATATGCATTCTTTATTCTGTCATCATACAAATAAAGGCGAAAAAGACTTTAACATAGTACGTAGTTTAAAGAAGATAAAATTCTAATGGGAATAAAATCAAGATCTTGTTTTGCTAATCCTGGCGTATGCTTTAAAGGTGATTGCATTTATCACGAAACAAAAGCTTGTGATAACTGCATAAGGTTTGATCTATATAAAAAGAAAGGAAAGAAGAATGATAACATTGAACAAATTAAGCCCAGAAGACATAGATGAAAAAATCAGGCTTAATGAAGATAATGGAGTTGATATCTTCAAATTGAAAGAAGCGATAAAAGAAGAAATGAAAGACTTCAAATGGGTTGCGATCAGGGCCATGGTTCAATGCCAACTCTACGAAGAACAACTTGAGCACATAGAAAAACGGATTAAAGAAAGAGGTGAACAATGCAAGTCATAATGGGATTGATCTTGATCGCTTGTATTATTGGGTTTTATTTCCTGCCTTACATTATTGCAAAAAGAAATAATCACAAAAATGCTGAAGCGATCGGAATACTTAATATGCTTCTTGGATGGACTTTGATCGGTTGGGTTGTTGCTTTAGTATGGGCAACAATCAAGTAGCTTTAGATATACCCTGTAAAATGCCATTATTCGTTATATAATAGCCGTATTATTCAACGAAAGTATTGTGATATATGAAACTATCAGGAAATGGGAAGTTGTTTTATCCTTATCCGAAAGATGGAAAAGCAGATTTGTGGGCTGTCGTTGTTGGTGATACGATAGAGTACTTCAATAAATAATTTACTTCGTCAATCTATAAAGAAAGGTACATAATGCCAACTGACCAAGATTTAAAGAATCTGAAGGAATCTGAAGAGATTAAGAACTGTATTATGTCTATCAAAGACGCTATTGATCACACACCCTTTGGGCCTATGTTCATTTCAACAGAGAACATAGGAGAAAAGAAGATCAATGCCGTGGCTTTTCAGATATTCATGCAGATACTGGCTAAGAAAGCTTAATAAGCAAAAGCTATAAAATTACCCACATAGCTTTCATCCGCATTATTGTTTAGCTGAGCAAATGAACAACTTGCAGGAATAAGGCTTGTAAAAGAGATGTTAAAGATTAAGATGCAAAAATAATTATACCATCACAAAAACACCTAGAATTAGCATTTTCTCCTCCTAGATAAAATATAACATCATAAACCGCATCATTTGAAAACCCAGAAACATCCATTGTGTTTGAATACCATGTAGGAGTTATTGAGTTATTACTTGTAACAACGCAATCTGTAGAATTAATATTTGTTTTTAATTTAACATTATACCCTGCGGAGTCAATGTATGACCATAAATGTCCATAAATAGTTAAAGTAGAAATACCTGATATTTTTCTAAATTTTGTTGTCATCATTTCATTATAACCACCAGCACCAGTAAATGATCTAAAAAAATTATAATAAGCGGATGTTGTTACATCCGTTTGTGATGTTGCGTTTATAATAAATCCTGTATTTTTTGAAACATATTTAGGAATTCCCCAACAAAATATAACATTACCTAAAGCAGGAGTCCCGACTGTATCCCATTGAGAATCATCTCTAATATATAACAAATCTGTATCTGTTCTATAATAAAGCTGCCCTTCAATCGCAGAACAAGGAAAATTTGTTCCTTTTTGCAGTGCTCCAGTTTCTGCTAAGCAAACTGCTAACCTTGTTTTTAAATCAGCACAAGATCCTCGTATTCCTGTTCCAAGCATTGTTTCTATTGCGATCAATTCATTCTGGACTGCATTCATGTGAGCAGCTTGAACCAAATCTACTTTATCTGTTTTTGTTGTATAAGTTACTATTGCGCTATCATATGCCATTATAATCCTCCGCTACGAAGTTGCTCTAACTCATATTCAAGCTGACCTATCGTTTCGCTTAAATTTGGTCTTGCAGCTCCCATGTCTATATTGGTTGTTAAAATGCCGACATCGTTTATTTTATAGGTTATCTTGTTGACTTGATAAGATATCTCTCCTGCATAAAGAAATGTGCCATATCTGCGCTCTCCATAAGCTACTCCACGAGATACCATAGCGACTAAAGGAATTGGGATTGCTTCTTCGATTAAGGTGTTATAATCAACAAGCTCAAGCTTTGCTCTCCTAACAACATCTGATTTCTCATTCAAAACAGCATCGGCTAATTGTTCAGCAACATCGTCTTCTGTTACGGATGAATTAGATATGACCTGATCACGTCTACCGTATTTCGTCTGACTGACAAGATTGTTATATGTATTTGTATAAGGCGTTCCTGATACATCACCGCCTTGAATAATAACTCGATTAATAATATCCTTAAAAGAATCATCGCTCGTGAACCCTGTTACTTTGTTGCCGAAAACAAACCTCATTCCAATCGCCGAGCTTCTTTGCTTAAAGAAAAACTTCCTATCCTTATCAACTCCCCATTCACGCAAACCAACGATGTCTGCCAATGTTTGCAAAGCATTCTTTGCTGTCGTGTTAAATTTAATTGACGAAGGAGTGAAGGTAGTTATTTCTATGTCATCATTGTCATAAGTGATATCTGTATAAGGCACGACATAAGTATCGAGAATGTCTTTAACAATCTCGCTGACTTCTGTTGATGTGTAAGTCTTGTTGGCAATATACATACGATCGAGTTGAACTTGATACCCATGACCGCTGACTTGAATTGTTTCTTCTTGCCCTTTGACACTTGGATTTTTATCTTCAACAAGCCCTTGATATATCAAGTCATAATCTTTTGTTGAATCATTTCTCTTGTAAATCCTTATATTGAAATCTCCAGAAATAAATCTTTCATTGCAGAATTCTCTTGGAAGGTCAAACGAAAAACTATCACATCCACCAATGCGAGAATACCCGAATGATAAGTTCATGAACTCTTTGTCCATGATCTCGAGCAAATTAAATGACTTATCTCTTAACTCAATTCGAGTTATCATAAGAACCTATTGTAATAATCTATTTTAATAATACAATTAGACCCCGTAAATTTAAAGGCATTATCACCTGGATTGATTTCCATAAAATCACCAGCGAATGAAGATATGCTATCAACTTCATCGTTAGTAACTGTTACTTCTTCGCAATCAATGACAAGTTCATCGCCATCAGTTACTGTTGCTGAAAAGCTTGTTTTTTGTCCTGTCGTTAAGTTCTCAATAACGCAAGATGTAATATCGTTGCCACTTGCAAGAAAAGTTATCTTTGGCTTAACAGGAGTATTGCCAGAATTCGTTACTGTGAAAACTGTAGGCGAAGATGTAATGGTCTGCTTGTTTCTTGTCTTTTGGATATAATTAGCCCAAGGTTTTGCGATCTCAAGCTTCAATGTAAACTCAATGACTTTTAGCGCTGCAATATAAGTATGATTTTCAGATACTAAAACACCTCTGAAAAAACGATCGTCATATAGATAAATGTCCTTTTCGCCTTCGTTAAAATATTGTAATAATGAATCGAATGACGTTCTTGCAGCAGTTGCTGTCGTTCCCCAAACCTTGCCTTTAAGAACAAGAGATAATGTGCCATGTTCAACATCAGGAATATTAACTCCCTGTCTACGAGCAACAGTATACTTTGAATAGCGATAAGACTTTGAAATATCCCAGTCTTCAAGGATCGTTGATAGATCTAAGAATACATAAGCCCCTTCGCATAACACTCCGCCATCAAAATAAGCTGTTGTATCGCCTGTATTGACTTGATCTTCAGTTCTTAATTGAGTTGCGTCAACATCAATGTTACGAGTTACAGTTAACCATTCCCAACCTGCCACACCCGAATGATAAGGCGATTCAGTCGAGCCTACTCCGTCATTGATAGCGATCCTTGCCCTATCTGCAACGGTAGCATAAACCCATTTGCCATACGTAACTTTGCGCCCTGCGTAATCGGCATAATCAGCATGATCGTTGTATATCTTACAATCTGCACCACTACGAGTTAATGCCGCTGAATATGTTCCGCTTTTAACAGTTGAAGATTCACGAGCAACACTTGCTGAAGCACCAGATAAAGTGTATCCTGTAGGAGCTGCACTTGCGCCTGCATCCCAGTCCTCCATATGCGACCATTCAAGCAAATTCTTTGAAGATATTTTTAAGTCAGCGATCATGCCAAACTCCTTGCGCCACGAAGACTGCGCTCTATTTCAAAGCCAAGCTGTTCTGCCAATTCTGCGATACTATCTCGGCTTGAGATTGTAGGGTTGTTTATGTTTATACTTATATTGGTTCCTGAAGATCCAGAACCTCTGCGCCCTAAAGGCTGAAAAATAGCTCTCTCTGGACCAGCTTCACCAGCAAGGAACAACGTTGGTTGCGTTACTATTTCATTTCCACCGAAAGCCATTGCTTTTACTCCACCAAATGCTTTTGCTGCACCCATAGCAACACCTAAAGCACCGCTTGCAACTCCAAATGTTGCTGCAGCTGCAGCGCCTGCTCCGCCGAAAGAAGCAATATTCGCAACTAAAGCTGCAGGAGCGTAAGCTGCAGCTATCGCTGATCCTGTAGCTACAGCAGAAGCAATGGCAGCAGCTTCAAAAGCTTTCTCCATTACCATGGCAACTGCTTTTTGAATAAGCCAATCAACTATAACTTTTAATAAAGTCTGACCGAATTCTGCAAAAGCTTCTTTAGCAGTTTTTGCTCCAACAATAACACTGCTTATCGCATCAGATAATCCTGTTTGTATATTCTTTCCGACAGTCATAGCTAATGAAGCCATTCCTCTTTGCGCAATAGCAAATTCTTCTTTATAGAAATTTAATAAACCTATCTGCTCTGCTGTTCTTGTCTGTGCTTCCATTAATTGTCTATTGCTTACTTCCGAAGATAAAGTAGCAAGTTGTTCAATCTGTGAAGCTATAATATTATTGTAATCAATCTGCTGTTGTTGCGATGTCGTTATAGAATTATAATAATCTTGAGAAGTCATCTGCCCAGCTTCAAATAACAACTTAAAATTAGCAGCTTCTTCGGCAAGTTGTTTAAGTTTATTCTTAGCATCATCTGCTGGAGCAAGGTCTTGAGTAAATGCTTGGTTGAATCTTTTACCCATCTGATCAACAGCATTTGTTGCTGTCTGGACAGCTATCTTATGAGCTTCAAGAACGTTGGAACCATTTGAGATTGCAGCAAAGAAAGCTACTGCATATTGAATGCCATACGATATAGAGCTGAATAATTTACTCCACCATTCTTGGACAACTGAAAAATATTTCCTTAAATTATCAAGAACTATCCTCAATAGATCAGATATAGCAATTATTGTAGGTGCGAAAATAGATCCTAAAAATCCTGTCAATTCTTTTACTGACTTATCAATAGAATTAAAAGCTTCTTTTGTAGCTCTATTCTGATTCGCCCATTCTTTGGTAACTCCAATTATGCCTGCGACAGCAACGCCTGCGATCAATAAATTTTGCCTAAAGCTTCTTAACTCTTGATTAGCCTGCTTAAAGCCATTGTTGATGTTCTTAGTAGATTCTTGAGCAGACTTATCTACATCCTTAATATTTTTATTAAGCTCTTTCGTTGCGTTATCTTGCAACGATAGAACTATCTTCATCTCATTATCTGCCATCTTTTTCTACCTCCGAAGATATTGTCTGCATAGCCATTAAAAACTTCATTGTTTCATTTCCCCAACAATTGCCGTTTGGCAGTATACCTTCTTTAAATAGTTTATATGCAAATATGTATTCCTGCGATTGCTGCGTGATAAGTTTGATTGGACATCTTTGATAAGTATCATTTCCTATCTGCCACCTTCCAGGTATCTGGCTATCCTTGAAGCATCCTCTTTCTTCTTTCTGATTATCTTGGCAATCAAGGCAGTTCAATCCTGTTTTTAAGACTGATACTGCCAAAATTAGTTTTTTGCTTCATCATCCTCAAGGTTTCCTATCTTCAAAATCGCAGCGCCAACTTCTGATAAAACATTTAAAGGGAGAAGTTCAATAATTTTATCAGATACAACATTGTAATTATTTCCTCTTATTGGCTTGCTTAGAGTTTCAAACTTTATGAAATTGCCTGAAGAATCCTTTAAATTGATAATATCCTTGACACCAAACTTAAAGGCTTCAACAACAGCTTCTATTGAATTTGAAGCATCTCCGCTTAACATCTTGCTAATATAAATCTGCAAAGAAGATGTTAACGGTGCTATCTTGAAAATAGTCTTATCTTGTCCTTTATCAAACGAGCTAACAAAATCCTTAGTTTCTAAAGAACTAATCCCTGTAATCATTTTATTTCTCCCTTACAGTTAAGGTATGGTTTATGAAAATACAATGTTAAAAGCATCATTACCTGAATTCGCTGATGCTTCGCCTTCTATCTTCTCAATCAATATCCCTTCACGATCAGCATATTCAATTTTTGTAGGATTGAATTTAGGAACGTTTAAAGTAACGGTGTTCCCTGCGGCTCGTGTTGCTAAGACTGCTAAGGCACGAGGAGTTGTTAATAGATCAGATCTGAACGTATATGACGTTTCAATCTGGCATTCAGGATCTATCGTTACAACAGGCTTGAACTCAACAATCTCGAACCCTGCGACAGCCGTTGCTGTGCTAAGACTTGGACGCTTGGCAACTGTTACGCCGAAATCAAACTCTACAGACTGCGTTACAAGAGTTGTCTTTGCATCATAAGCAAATTGACTTGATTTGCAAACTGGAGGAAGTGTCACTGTCGATTCATAAGTCGTCGATGGAAGAGCAACATTTGTTGGGTCAGCATAAATACCTTTAAATGTAAACTCTGCGACCAATGTCTTACCTGCTGTGAAGTTCAACTTGCAAGTTCCTCGGCATCCAGTAATGATATGTTGACGACCATCTTTATACAGCCATAACGTAACAGAACTTATGTTGTCTGTTGATACCGTATACGTTACAGATACGCCTGACTGAATCGTTTCAGCCAATCCACAAGCCTTTAGCAAAGCACCAACTCTTGGTGCTAATGCTACAGAACCAGAGCCATGAATATCCATCTTGAAGCTGACCTCAGAATAGGACTCGCCTTTAATTGAAGGCAATCTATCCAAAGTCTTCCATTGAACATTACGCTCTAAGACTTCATGAGTTTCTTTGATTTGAGCGTCTTGCACAAGAAGCGCATTTGCTGTTGTAGGCGTTGGATCAGCCCCATAAGTTGTTTCTGCCTTTGCCCATAACACTGATTTCTTGCTTAACATAACCATTTTATTTTATCTCCTTTTGTTCTTGTTAATAAGTATATACGTCAGTAACGTCCAACGTTACTGTTAAGATTAAATGATTCTCTACCATTTCAATCGACCATGATTCATACTTCAATACAGTTGCAAAAGATGTCCAGTTTGCAGGATTGTCTAAAGTCCTGATGATCGTATCTTTTTCTTCATGTATCTCATCAACGTTAACATTGTCATTGTGCGATGAAACAGGAAAAGCGATCATCACTTCCCACTTCTGCTTATCATAGAACCTATCAGCAAGCGTCTCGGATACATCATTATCCATCTGCCCTGAAACGCATTTGCAGATAAAAGTATTGCTGATCTCCGCATCACTTGAACCTTCAAACGATTCTATCATTGATGATTCAGCATACCCTAACGACTTCATTAAATTTGATATGCCTGTCTTTACAAGATTATAACTCATAAACTTCTTGTCCTTTCAAGAGCTGTCTGTGCCTTGCCCCTGTTAATAGGTTTCAATACCGTCTTGTCCGCATCTATCAATACACATTGACAATTCTGCTTGCAAACAGTAAACCCAGCTCTCGGTAGCCCTTCTTCTTCCCATTGCTCCATTGTCTTTATTTCGCCATGTCGCTCTAAGCAGTCAGGGCAAGTGTTTGAAAGAACAGCTACCCATCTGTATTTTGATATGCTAATATCTTCTGAGTATTGAGCTGAATCACGGAGATTCGCCATGTAACCATTAGCTGTTGCTTTGATAGAATTCCTAAACTCTCCAAATATTCTTCCGCCCTCATTCAAGTCTTTAAGTAAATAATCCCTTATTGATTCTCGTGTTGCTCCTTGCTGAAGGCTTGTATGGATAAACTCGTCTAATGTAATGGCTGTCCTCAATGCTTTAGATCGCAAGAAGATTGATAAATTAGCCATATCAATATTACTCATCGCATCAAATGAGTTAATGTCAGCCACGTAATTTCTCCTTGATACTTTTTGTCATATAATCTAAGGCGTGCTTTTCCATCTTCGTTGATATGCCAAAGAAGTTGAATTTGCGCCCACCCCTCACACCTTTATTCTGCAAGATATCCCCAACCTCTGCACGATCACCTTTAATGTAAACAACAACTTTATTCTTAGACTTTTGCTGACTTACAATAGAAGCATATAATTGTCCTGTAGCTTGCAAGACCTTAAGTATCAGACCTTTCTTCATTTTGTAAGCTATGGTCTTGGCGGATAATGGCGCATAAGGCTTTTCTGTCAAATCAATCTCTCTGGAAATATTATCTTTCAATATATCAGCAAAATCAGATCCAACAACTTTAAGCTCATTTGATAAATCAATGTTCGGTATTCTGTAATTGAAGTTCATTGTCATTTTTATCATGCTAAAACTTCCTTATTCAGGTTAGCATCTTTGCTTTTTGGCACTTCGATATTATCAGATTCTTGAATGTCTTTGGCTAATTTCAGCCCTGCCTGTATAGCTGTCTGCGAATACTTCTCAACAAATATCTGTTGTAATAATTCAGCTGCATACTCCATTACACCTTGAGGATCATCGATAAGGGCATCAATATCAATACTTGCAACAAATTCATCAATATCGCCTTCCATTTCAGCTTTAGCTTCATCGAGAACGTCTAAGTGCTTATGAAGTATCTCATCCAGCAATGGCATTATTCATTCCCCATTTCTCATTGAAAAACCTTGCTCTATCTTTGCACGTTTCCATATATCGCTCATACCCCAAACATCCTTTATTCCTTATTGAAGAATTTATCGCATGGAAATATTTGCCGCCTGCATGATTGATGTGGCAATGATATTGCTTAATTCCTCGCTTCTTCATTTCATAATAGAAATCAAGGTCTTCATATCCGTAACCAACACCATAACTCTCATCAAAGAAAGCTCCTTTGTCAAATACACTTTTACGATACATACCGTAGTAGCAGCAGTGAGCATTGTTTTCTTCGACTTGCACGATTTCTTGGCAATATTCTTCGTAATGTTTCTGCCCATTATTATTCCTTTGATTGCTCCATTTATTAGCATGAAACCCTAAAGCTTCAACTTCAGGATGTTCTTCCATGTATCTTAAAAGGCAAATGATAGAATTACGAACAGGTAAAACATCACCATCAAGCAATAGAATAAACTCTCCTTTGCTTGCACGAATTCCTTGATTCTTTCCAACAGAGATACCGAGGTTTTTCTCGTTCTTGATCGTCGCATAGTCTTTACATTCATCAATAGAACCATTGTCTACAATAATGATCTCTGATTCTATGCCTTTCAATTCTTGTTGTAAGACATGAAGTGTATCATGCAAGACATCCCAATTATTCCATGTAAGAATATTGATACTTAGCTTCATGCTCGATAAACCTTTAACGAATTTATGTTTTGTTTTTCTTCATCGACAGAATCAATGAATCCAGATTCATCTTCATCGTATTCAACCTTCATGCCCTTTAAAGCTTCTTGGAATTTTGTCCAGTAAATGTCAGCAAGCTTGTTCCACTTGTCATCAGGCGAAGTCATCATATCTAAACAGATAAAATGCACAGTTAAATATATAAGAGGGAATTTAATTTGAGAACTCTCAATTATTAACTCATGACGCTTGCCCATACCGTAAAGCATATCTTCAAGCTTCTCAAAGCTTTGCTTTATCTTCTTTGTAAATGATCTGACAATCCTATATGTGCTTGTCGTATCAGGCGTTGTTGCAAAGTTAGGAGTTACGGATATAGTTCCTGTTGACTGAACGAAATCTGTGATATCACGAACCTGCCCAACACCAGTGCCATATAATATCTCTATAACGCCACCTGTCCAAAAGTCATCATCTTCTTTTCGCTTAGTGTCTACAAGAGTTGAAGTTGTTGCACTTGTAGCTGTCCCCTTCTCTTGCTTGTTTACTTTTCTAAGCGTATCCAATTCGTTATAAAGGTCTTCATCAGTGATAGGAATTGAGAGAATACTTTTGACAATATCGAATAGCTGATTTTCATAATATGTTACTCCTCCTGAAACATATCTCCACGTTGCTTTATAATTTAGATCGTGATCTGCTGTATGAATAGCAGTTAAATCGTAAGTCATTTCACCAGTTGTCGAGTTGACAGTTGCCGTTGCTTCTGCCTGCAAAACGCTTCCTTCAGGCTTATAAAGCGTAACATAAGCACTTGTCGGAACGACTGGTCTATTGTTAGAATATACTGTTATCCTGATTGTATCAGTCACAGCTTTAAGGAATTGTTGCTTCATGATTTCCTCGCAGTTAAATTATTTAAAACAATTAAAATTGCCAATGCGCCATAACGCACAATGTCTTCGATCAAGACATCCATGCCAAATACCTGCCCAAGGCTTCCTGCTCGAATTAAGAATGCGATAGCTAATAAGGCGCAAGCAACAAGCCCTCTCCACCATTGAAAGATAAAGAAAGGTAGCCCTAAGCATATTCCATAGACAATGCGGACGATTGCGTCATTGTGGAATACCTGCATAAAGATTGACTTCTCACCATAGCCCATACAAAGCAAAGGAATAAGAAGCAAATAAGCTAACGACTTCCAGCCCCATTCTTGGAACGATCCGATGATAGCTGTAAACGGTAACAAGAAACGTCTTACCCATTTCGGACCTTGACCTCCAAGCATCCCCTGGATAACTATGACTGGAAAAAGGATTATATTTTTTATGATCTTTATCATCACTCTCCTAACGACTGAACGAACCATCGTTCAGCCATGGCATTTGGGCTTTGTAGGAACTCAACGCATTCTTGCTTGCTTCCCCAAAAATGCTTGTATGCCTTAACTTCATTCGGCTTTGTTTTTGAGCAACTGCACAAGATAATCAATCCGCTTGTTAATAACAGAAAGACGATCATGTGCTTTAACTGAGAATTTCTCATGTGTAATCTCTGCCTTTTCTTTTTGTAAATTTTCAAGCTCATTCTTCCAGCGTTCTACACGCCCCTGAATCGGAAGTTTATCAAGTAATTTGTCTAAGAATCCACCCCACCCCATATCATTCCTCCTTCACTGGATATCCTGTAAAGTAAGAACATACAGCAACAATTGCAGTGTTAACACTTGCCAACATCATAGCCATATCAGGCTTGATACTTGCTAAATAAGACAAACCCCATACAGCAGCACCGCTAAAGCATACAATCAAGATCTTGACCCATAACTTCATTTTTGATCTCCTTTGTTTAATGTTTGTTTAACGACAAAGTAAAATATGACCACATCCTTAATAATATCTAAGACTTTATCTGGATTAAATAATCCATCGATTGTGCCTTGAAATAATAAATACGCAGCAACAACAGTAAAGATTAATCTACCGCTTAATAGCTTCATCATTTGCTACCTCCCAGTAATGTTCTTGGTAACAATCAAGGCATATATACATAATCTTATTTCCACCATATTGGTTATCAGCAACTACCACTCTTTTTAATGTCTTTGCCTTTTTGCTGCAACGATCGCAAAGAATCAGCTCTGCCACATTGTCCATATTAGTGTCCCTATCTTAATTGCTATGCCTGCTCCTACAAATAAAAAGACTGCCCACATAATATTTACTTTGCCAAAGATCCCGAGCATCGCACCATTCCCGAGGAGCATATTCTTTATGTCTTTTACATCTGTCATAACTTCATTAAGCTGTGAGCCATGAAGAATACAATGCCCTCTCCTTTCTTGTTCTTTTTCTTCTCCCATTTTGTCTCCTTTACTTGACATATTATTTTGGCGTAGAAGGCACCTCTGAAGCTAAGTAGCATGGAATAACATAATCTGTTCTGTTTATCTTTATATTTATCCAAGCATCAGGCATTGCCATGAAAACTTCATTGTTGCTCCCATAATATCTTCTGCTAACATCCCCTTCTTTTGTTTCTGGAGAACTTGAACTATACACATATTCTATATAGCTTTGCTTTCTGCACGTCTGTGTCTGCAGCTGAAAGCCCTCCATTAAAAGCTGACACATCAGTTCTAATTCTTGATGCTAAAGGATCAGCGTAAGCATTTGAACAAAATAACAAAATCAATATTAGATAGCTATATAATTGCACCATATTTTTTCTCCTGTTAATGGAGGTGTTAATAAAAATGTAAATGTTCCATCAACATTACTTGTTTCTTCAAAATCTATATCTTTCTGCAACGCTAATTGATCACGATAAACAGTTAATGTTCCTGCTCGGTACCCTTCTGACAATGTAAATAACGTTTGGCTGCCATCAGGCACAGGAGTTGGAATTTGATAGAATTTAAATTTATCTGCACTTATACCCATGCCAATCTCCTTGTTTACAACTTTATTTAATACTGTTTGTATAGAATTTATGTAGTTATTTCTTGCTACTTTACTCAAGTATTGATGTTTTGATATTCTGCTGAACTGATCTCTCAAAAGCCTTGAAGTCTTGAGAGCGATGGTCATGGTTTGCTCTTCAAGCACATCGTCTATGTTCACAGAATACGATTCATACCCTGGCTTCGATACCTCAACAGTCAAGTCATTAACCATTGTTGTCTTGCTCCAATGAGGATATGTCGACGATGTCTTATGCCCGTCTGTATTCGCCGAATCGAGCTCGACGGTGTAACAAAGAACATTCTGTTCATCAATATCGCCATCGGCATCTGTTGTGTCTGTGTATGTATCAGGCGTTCCATTGCTGTTTAATATTGTGACGGTAGCCCCTTCAATAGGATTTCCATCCTCGTCTACTATCTTGACATTGACAGGAAAATGGAATTTAAAAATCATTGTCGTGCTCGCAGTATATCCATAAGAACTACTGTCGTTGAAATTGACACGGACAATCTTATCTGCCCTATCTGGGCTTGTTACATTATAACAATTAAATGTATAATTCCCATCTTTGCCAGACATATAATACGCTGACAAAACGAAGTCAGAGTTATAAATAGATGACGAGCCAGATGTAGCGTCGTCTGATTGAGGCTGATAAAAGGTGATGTCAGTATACTCAACCACAATCGTTCCAGCAACGGATGGCACTGGATAACAAACGCACCAAGTGAATGTCATGCGTCGTGCATACATGCCGTTTGCAAGATAGCGAATGACTTGAGCGTTATTGTTTTGATATTTACCGCTTCCTAAGAAGTTATAATCTGTCAGAGATGTGTACGTCGTCGGCTGTGACGGCGACCAACAGAACGGCGAGAAGTTAATCATGCCGCTGTTAAGATTTGCTGTGTACAAAAAAATATTTGACGTGCACTTGGTATTCTTGGCTGTGAATGACGGCTCAACCCTATAGCCAGAAGATAAAGAAATATGCGCTATATCGCATCCGTTGAAGTTCAACTTGTTTGCATAAACGCCATTGTATGCGTGACAGAAAATACGCCCATGAAGCAATGTGATAGATTTATCGTAGATAACCGTCTGTGTTGTGAAGGTATCTGATTCTTGCAATATCAATCCACGAATGACGAGTTTAACGCTACGCTCTGCTGTGTTTGGACTTTCGTTGTCGTTAGTCAGGATTACGCTCTTTCCGATCGCTCCAGACGCTTTCAGTGCCGCAACAATATAAGCCCATGTGTTGAGATAATCAGAGTTGTCAATGTAAATCACGCACCCTGCGCAATCTTCCGTCATGCCTTCTGGAAGTTGAAATAATGCCTTTGTCATAGCAGCGTCATACCACTTTCTTAAAGCGATCTCTGGGTGTGCCACGTACCCAACGATTGAATTACGCCCACCGTCATACATCGTTGTCGTGTTCCAATAAGGGTCAGACGTAGCGGTAGAACTTACAGCGTCGAGATATCGATACTTGCTTCCATCAGCAGCAGTTGAAAATTCCGTGCTTCTCATACCGTTATGATAATACGCTCCACCCCATCGACGATGACCATATAGTCTGACGCTCGATGTGGCGTGATACCATTCATCAGAATACGTTGGGTCATTCGTATTAAGCCATTGGAATTTGCTTCCGTCACCTCTAAGCATGGAGTAATAATCCCACTTGTAATGGAATCCGCAATAATAAGATGACCCGTCGTGGATATTGGCAGGGATACCTGGACTTGAATACCAATTACTTGCACCGTCATCAGATACCCATGTGTCCGTAAAATCGAATGTTGTTGAAGTGACATTCGATATTGTATAAGCACCCTTATAGTTTGCTGTTCCTCTTAAATAAACAGTTGCACCGTTAGACAACCCATGAGCGACAGATGTAGTCGCCCTGACCAGTCCTCCTCCAGCGTTAGCGTAGCCTGTGATATATCCACCAAGCTGATATACTTCCATGAGAATCTTTTTGTTTGTTGAATCAGTCGTGACTGACACTTGGTCAGAGGATGGCCCTGGCGCATAGCCATAATATGAACCCATCGTGCTGTAAGAATAAGCATTAAATCCAATGAAGTAATAGGTCGTGCTTGCCGCTAAATTTCCACCTGCGACAGCTTCGACCCATAGCCAAGGTTTACTTAATTGATATATCGTTACTGCCATTTAGCTTATCCAGTTCATTCTGAAAGTAAAGTATCTCTGATTTGTGGAACTCGTTATGCTTCTCGACAAGAGCGACCACTCTCTCATCAGCTTCTTGTGGAACAGGTAGTATCATTCCTTGTAGCATATCAATACGTTCTTGCAATTCTTGGGATGTCATCTATGCAACCTCTTAATTGAATATTCACTAAACACACCTATACCGTCTTTACAAAGACCTTTGCATTCTAACTTGCATATTGGATTGAGAGGATCCCAGATGTGTTCAAGAGCGAACTTAGCAGACACTTCTGGCTGGATATAAGAACGCCTATCATAGATCTTCATGCCATGACGATCACGTGCTACAACAAAACGTCTTAATTTGAACTCCTTTATAGCTCGTTCGCTGACGTGTTTTAATAAAGGATTAGGCTTCATAAGAAAAGGAGGACATCCTGGCTTAAGAATGAAATGTCTTGGACATTTTATCTTACGAATGATCTCTGTCATTTCCTTACCTTCATTTTGTTACTTGTTGAGCTAAGCTTTCTTTAACTGACTTGATCTTGTCAGGTGATAGCAATCCAGCGATCGATTCCATGGCCACGCCATATTGTTCTGCCATCTGCTTAATCAATTTCTCCATATTACCTTTTTTCTTAGAAGAATCTTTTAAATCTCTGACAGCTTTAAAATCTGCCAATCTCTTCTTACCTTCAGGAGAATTATTATACGCTTCAATCTGTTCTTGCGTAGGACGATCAACTGTTAATTGAATACCTAAAGCAAAAAATCTTTGAAGAGCTGCTAAAGCATTTGTCTGGTGCATTGGTCCAATACGTTTACCCCATTTCGTCCATAGAGAAATATTCTTATGATCAGCGAACTCTTTAACAAGGATCTTGTCTGTATCAACACGAGCAACTTTCTTGATCTTTGTTACTTCGTTAAGATACTTAGCTGCCATAGGATCAACATCTTGTGTTGACTGCATGGCTTCTAATTGCCTTGTTAATCTCTCATTCTCTGCAATAATTTTACTAATATCAACATCTTGTGATTGAGCTTCTGTGCCTTGATTTGTTTCAAGTATTTTTCTTGGTCTTCCCATTTTTAAATCCCTTTCATTGTTTACCTTTGAAGAGGGGAGTTTTGATCCTCCCCTCTCAAGTTGTTATCCCACTTAACCTGTGGTATCGAATTGCATCTCATTTCCGTGCTTGTTACGGAGAATGGCTTCACCCCACATTTCTGTTCCAACGATCTTTGTAGCAACTTCAGCGATATCAGGATCAATATCAATCCTGAAACCTCTCTTGCTAACAAATTTAATGGCTTCACGAGAAAATGCAGCACCAGAGCAATTGTTGCTTGTAATAGCAATATTTGCATCCAGATAAAGGTTGAAACCAAAAACCATACCAGCAAAACCAGAACGAGCAAAATCCTCGCCTACTGTGCCCAAACCTGCAGATTGGATAGCATCTGAGCTATTATCAAATAGCGATGCTAAACCAGTCGTGCGATAAACTTGTAATGGGTGCAAAACAAGGTTATATGGTAATGGAGCATGATAGGTACGAAGAGATCCATAGCAATCATACAAGTCAGCTGGTGTAGGATCAACGTTCATTCCGCCTTGATTAGTTGTGAAAGAAGCAAATAACGTAACTAAATCAAGATCTTTACGAACGGTTAATGCCTGCCCAATAAGCTTACCTGCAACGGCTGCCATGTCATCCACAGTGGCTAATGCAGCAATCTCTTTCAATTGCACATAAGCACCATGAACGCCAACTGTAGCTGCAGAAGGAGATGTTTCATCGCTGGTTCCAGAATCCATAGCTTGTCCAGTCAAAGAATCGTCTGTTTCAGCAGTTAATCTCCGAATGAATGGAGTATTATGAACAACTCCAGGTCCAGGCATATTGATCGTAGTAACCAATGGTTGAACAACATTACCTTCATCCATCTCTAAAAGAGCGGAAGCAACTATCGTTGGGATAGCTTCTGTCAACGTGGTTGTTGTCGTATCAGTCATTGTTTATTCCTCCTTTCTTCAATTATTGCAAACTTATAAGGCGTTTCTATTCCCTTTCATCAAAGGAACAATACGTTTGCGTAACTCAGCCGCCTCTTTTTGATTCCCTGATTGTAATGCTTGCCAATATTTGGTATTAAGAGAATTCAGGTCTTCTCCTGTCTGAGTTCCGTTTGAAGAACCAGATGAACCATTGGCGCCTCCACCACTGGAGTTTGAACTTGCTTTCACAAGATATGGTCGTGTTGATAAAAATTTCTTAACACCTTCCTCAAGAGGGATCTCTACAGGAAGTCCATTTGAGTCTAAGCTTTTCATACGCAAAGCACCGTCTGCTGTAATAACGACATTGGCTTTTAAAAGAGCAACTGACTCTTCTACCATACCGTTCTGCTTAACGATCTCATTTGTCAACGCAGTGCTTACTGTGATATCTTGAATGCGAGCATCTTTTTCGGATACGAGTTTCTGGAAGTTTGCAATTTGATCTTTATATGTCTTCTCAGCTTCTTCGTATTTCTTCTGGCGGATCAACTCATCCTGCTTGATCTTGTCTTGCTCCTTCTGATGCTCATCACGGAATTTCTTCAAGTCATCATAATCTTGGAACTTGCTACGTTCACGAGCTATCCTGTCTTGGACTATCCTATCAAGATCAGCTTGCGTGAATGTCTTGCCTTCTTGTCCGTTTCCTTGTCCTTCTTTTCCTTGCTGTTCTTTTCCTTGTTCGTCACCCATCAAACTCCTCCTTGTTTACCGCCTGAGTTGGCGTTTTGGTTTTTGAATAAAAATGGAAATCTATTTCGTATCACAGGATTCCCTTCTGTGCTATTTGATGTGGCAGGTTCAGCGTCAATTTCTGATTCGATTTGAGAAAGGTCTTTTTCGTCTATTCTCGGAAACTTTCTTTTGACTATTGCCATCTTGATTTCTTTTGTGAACATCTTGCCTAAGTTAAGCTTGATCAACTTCTCGGCTTCATCAAGTTCAGAGTTAAGGTCTTTAACAGAGAATTCTTCAGTGTATTGAATTGACCCTTGAAACTCGTTGCCATCTTGCTTAGCAAATATCTGCCAAAGCTTTTCTTCTGCGTCTTCAAGGTTCTGTGCTTTACGAGATAATGCAGCGTTTGTTTGATTGAAATCCCATGCCTTTGAAACTCCTGATTGCTCAACTGCTGATTGCCCTTTGAATTCTGCAGAGCCTCCTTCAAGCTTTGCTAACTGAAACATCTTTGAGACTTGTCTATCAATATGGCTGAAATAAACTTCAGCATTTTGAGAGGCAGGAGATACATATATTGGCGCATTACGTCCTTCAGGATACAAAAGACCTTTGCTTGTGCCTACTGACACCTCGCTATATTCATCTGCCGTTCCTTGTAAAGCTAAAAAGGCAAATGTCTGATCACGAAGTATTTGACGTAATTCAGAACAGGCATTATAAACATCACGAGCAATGAAAGCGATGTCAGCGATCTCTGAAATACCTAAAAATGACTTAGCTTTCTTGCTCTGCTTATTATAAGAACAAACCATTGGAACTTTGCCGATATTGTAGAACCCTTCATCAAGAAGTTCATACTTGCTATCAACTAACATCCAGCCTGTTTTAGTTAATAGGCGATAATTGAATAGCATCTGCACTTTCTCATCAAACGATTCAGCCGTAGCATTGATGTCGGCTACTTCACGCAATAAAACCCAGTTACATTGACCGAATGAATCAACTGACCAATTGATGACATCTTGAGGCTGGTAAGTGCAGAAGTATGGGAACATCTTTGTGTTGATCTTGTCTTGCAATGTAATGATGGGTTGATTGACTTTGGGATTATCGCAGACAATAAACATATGACCATAAAGCTGTGTCATATCAGCAACTTCTTTTCTGAACTCAGAAATGCTTGAACCCTTACCGTCAATATCCATTTCTCTTGCCTTTAATGCAGTCTCATTTATTCCATCAAACTTTTCGATGACAGGCTTATTGAATAAATGATTTGTATATATGTCAAGGATAGGCGAGCAAAAGTTATAGTAATATGACATCTTAACTCTTGCATTATAATCTTCTGACCTTTCTTTAGGGTGTTGAAATAGATTCACGCTTCTTTTGTCAGTCAATTCTTTTCCGCCAACTAAAACCTGAACTCCTGTGTTTAAGTTCTGAGATTTTTCTAAAGATGATTGAGAATAGTCGATTCCGCCTTCATAGCTTTGAAGCAAGAAGTTCCAATAGTCATAATATTTTCTGTAAATAGGATGAGGATTATCTACCATTCGTTTGATGTATTCAATAGCCATTAGATTTTTAACCCTTCTATTTTTGACCGATTGAGTGAGTAATCACGCTCAACGAAATATCCTAACGCATCTGAAGCGTGAGTCAACATTCGGTTTTTGTCTTTGTCTATAATAGTTGTGCCTTCTTTGAACGATACTTGTTCAAGGTCTGATATTACGTGCTTGCAATTCGGATTAATAAATAAGCGTCTTTGCCCTTTGCTATTACATATCATTCCATTCATCGCATTGACACGATCACGTTCTGCAGGATTTGAACTTGGTACTCTTTTGCTTATACCATATCTGTTAAGCTCATTCTCAATAATCTTCCAGTTTGTAACATTGCTATCTGTATGCCTTGCCTTGCCTGTCGCATCACCATAAAGAATAATGCCATTACGATGATTAGGATATCTATTTTTAAATTCTAAGCAACATTGCTCTGTATTTGAGTTGCGTAGATATATCTCGTCAAAGACGCATATCTCTGGAAGCTTAGATTGAATGTTGGTATGGACTTGCGCTAAGACCCATGACATAGGATCCACATTAAAGTCGGCACACAGGCAAATAGGTTTATTAGGATCGTATTGAGCAAGCTTATAAGCAAGATCGCCTGCGTTATGCTGACGATTGAAAGTATAATACACTGCGCCTTGAAAAATAACAAACTCGCCACCTAATTCTTGCTGAGCAAACTTTTCATCATAGCTTGCGGCTAATTGATCGATGGCTTCTTTGTTGAGATAAGTATTTTCGTATGTAGGTGAACGAATAACTCCGTATTGAGGTCTTTTGCTGGCTATGAATATTTCATGAATATCGTCAAATGAGTTAGGGCTTGTAGTAACGAATCCTTTACCGCCTGTTGAAAGAACACGACCAAGCAATACATCCCATAATGTCTTAAAGTTTTTACACTCTCTTGCTTCATCTACCCAGAAGCCAACGAATGTTTCATTACGAATACGGTCAGGTCTGTCTGCGCTATGCCCATGAATACGTCTGCCGTTTTTAAGAGTGATAATTTTCTTGCTGTCATTCTCTTCAGCTATCAAAGGTCTGGCTGCGTCTTTGAACTCCATCCAAGTTGTGCGATCGAGCATATTGTATGTTGGCGCAATAATGCCAAATACACCTTTGCCTTTAGCGTTCCATGATTGCTTAGTTGCTTCTCTTGCGCCACCATGTGTCTTTCCACCACGAATGCCTGAGATATACGCAACGAATTGCTTCATCTGCATTGCCCAGTGGAATGCTTTCTGCGCTTCATGAGGTTTATAGGTTTTTAGGTCAAACTTCAATTCAAGAACCTTTTGAACCTTTCATGTCCAACTCCATTATCAGGCACTTCAGAGAATTGTAATTCAGCATTGATCAATTCATCTGATGTCTTTTCTTCAGGCTTGTCTTTCCAATCTTCACGCTTACGGTTCTTTAACCAGAAGATTTGAGCAGTTGTGTCTGGAGCCATGTGCTTACGAATGACTTTGACTTTTACAGCATCAACGTAAGGATCTTCTTTTGAAGCTGCATTTAAATTACCGACCTTGATCTTTTCATAATGCACTTCGTCATACTCATACCCAATAGCTCTTTTATATAAACAATGCTCAACTTTTTCATCAGCTTCTTCTTTCCAGTTTTTTAGAGCATTGTAAAATTTAGGAAATTTTTTATTGTAACTTGTTAATGACTCTTCACTTACGCCAAAAAACTCTGCACATTGTTTTTGTGTAAATCCGTTTTTAACAAGGTACTCTAATTGTTTTAAATTTATTTTAGC